AAATCAAAGAGTTGTTACTTAGGCTTGATAGCTTTACCCATAAAGAAGAAGTAAAAGTTCTTCTATTACCATCTACATTTTGTTTGTATAAGGTTTCAGAGTTATCAGATTCTAACTTCAAAGAGTTATCAATATCATAGCCAGTCGATACGCTTCCACGATTAGCTGTCCTTTGCAGGGTTTCCATATTAGCTTTGTGTTAAGTTTTGACTAATACCTATATTTTGCCATTTTGAACCGTTATAACGGAATGCATAAATATCAGTTTTAGCATCGGTTGCTGTTTGTGTTGGAGTTTCATCGCCAACAAACTCAAAAATTGCATTCCAAGCTAAAGTATACGGTCCGCTTGAAGCATGTTGTGCTACTTCAATACTTATAATTGCCCCCTCTACTGCATTAGTTGGAGCTGATATAGTTGAATTTTCTTCTAACAATAAAAATGCGTTTGCTGCTGCTTTTGCATCCCAAGATACTGTACCGTCTGTTAAAGATACTTGAGTTATATTTGCTGAAGTGGATGCAGTAACAATTTGTGGCATCGTCACATTTTGGTTTTCATCTACCGAAATAGCAGGTGTTGTACCTACTGCTGATCCTAAACCGATTACTAAATCATCGGCTGAATCATCTAAACCAATATAAAAATCTTGAGCGTTACCATCAAATACTATTTTAGTATCTTCTGCTGTAGCATCACCAATGGTTAAAGTTGTACCGTTGATAGATAAACTGTCGGTAACAGCTAGATCTGTAAGCGCATCTAAAACTGCGGCCCCAGAACCTGCTCCGTCTAGTTGTACGACTGCTACTTTGCCCGGTGCAATTGTTACGTTAGCACCAGAGCCTTGAGAAATAATAATATTTTGAGAACCACTGGTAGCGTTTTCAATTATTTGCACACGCTTCATAGTGTTAGGACCAATCGTAATCGTACAAGCTGAATCTAATGTACCTGTATATTTAAGATAAAAAGCTCGACCTGCATCTGAACTACCGTCTGCTACGGTTGTAGTATGCGTATCAGCATTAGTGGTAATCGCTTCAGTTCCTATACCAAGAGCTTCACCAATAAGTTCTAAATTGGTATTGGTACTGGTCCCCCAAGTACCTGACTCATCACCTGTGGCGATTTCTTTAAGTCGTAAGTTGTTTACATAAGTTGCCATAACTAAATCCTATATTTGATATATTAAATCATAAATAATAATTTTACACTATTAAGCAGCGACTTCACTCCAATTAGGAGTTTGATTGTCATCTATTTCTTGCCATTTAAATGGTTTACCTAATTCTCCTGTAGCTGAAACACCAGTGAGTGTAACTGTAGCTTTAGCATTAAAACTTAGGGTTCCTACAAAGCCCACTGAATTAACAGGAATAATAATTTCAAATCTATTATCTGTTTGTGTCGTTGCAGTTCCTAAAGCTGAAGTGCCTGCTTGTCCTGTTGGTGTTTGATTAGCTTTTGCTATTTGCGTAGTTGACCCAACTGATCCAGTTGCTTCTAATCCACTTAGGGTAACATTCGATTCAGCATCTGTAGAAGCAGTTCCTAAAGCAGAAGTCCCAGCTAAACCTGAAATTGATAAAACATTTGTAGATGGCGTTATAACAGTTCCCAAGCCACCTGTTGCAGCTAAACCGTTTACGCCAACAACGCCAGGTGCATCTACCGCAACACCACCATTAGTAGATGTTATTGATAGGCCACTAGGCGATACATTTGCTTTTGCTACAACGGATACAGTTCCTAAAGCAGATGTTGCTGCACTAGGAGCTGTTAATGTAAGAGGTAAGGCTGTGCCCCAAGCACCTTCATTCCAAGTGCCTCGACCCCAACCGTTTATGATAGCCATTTAAGGCTAGGCGATTCTGATAATCGCTGTAGAGGCTGCTGCTGCAGGGAATACAATTGTAAAGTCCCCGGCAGTTGATGTTTTATCTCCACCAAAATCAATAGTAGCAACTGATTTATTACTATCACTTGAGTTGTAAATCATACAACCTCTAGCAGTAATTGTTGCTGTACTAAAAGTTAAATCTGCAAAGTCAGTAAAAGCAGTGGTACCTGAACTTGTTGGAGTAACATTAGTTAAGTTAGCTCCACCTGAAGTGTAGTTGGTTCCAGATGCTTGACCTGTAGTAGTAAACGAAGTGGTGGTTGCTCCTAAAGTAGCAGATGAAGTATATAAAGCTAATTTAAAAGTGTCTCCACTTGAGTTAGTAAAATTATGATTGCCAAGCAACAATTCTTTTTTAAAGCTTGTTGTAAGTGTTGATGATATTGCCATAGTTAAAGTTTCCTAATTAAATCAGCAGCTTCTTTAAAACCTGCTTTTTCTAATTCATTATTAATTGTAATCCTATCAGATTTTATAGCATTTTGCATATATTGTTCAATCACTTTTTGAATGTTGTCTTGGAATGATTTTATCTGTTGTTGTATTTCTTCAGGCGCTTCCTCGCTAACAGAAATAATTCTTTTAATGCAAAGATCAGACCAAAATTCTATAGGGTGTCCGCCTTCACTTGTTGTATGAACTTCAATCATGCCAAGCTCTGGCCCGGCTTTGTAACTAATTACCATACTTTTGGATCTCCTGCTTTATTTTTTTGAAGATGACTATCATTCCTATCAACCAAAACAGGTTTTGGTTCTTCTTTATATTGTTGAACTTGACTTTGTTTTTTGGGGATTAAATGTCCATGTTCATTGGTGATAACCACTAGTGGATCTTCTAACCTATGATAGCCATAAAGTTTTTCATTATTTGGAACTGCTGTATCTAATAAATAACTCGTATGTGCAACTTCAACTTGAATCCCTTGATTCATAGCTTTACTCAACCAAAACTCAACAGATGCGCGGCCAGCTTCAGCAAAATATAAATTACCTTTATAACCAAAATCTATACCAAACATTCGTATCTTTGATACTTTATTCCAAATAGCAAATGCTACTGCATAAGAAACTGTATTGTTTAAGTAGTGACAACCACAACCAGCCAGTATTTCTTCTATCGGATATTCAACAAGTCCGGGACATCTTTCATCCAGTTCACATGTATATATTGGGCCTTCATGTTCTTGTAATAATTTAGACATACTTTCTGTTTGGCCGCCAGCATCATCAGTTTCTAAAAACCTAGATGGTGGATCCATCATAAAAACTCTGTCATGAAATATTACTGACGCTACTGAATTAATAGCCCAAACCTCATCAAAGTGAGATCCATGTGATTTTGCTAAGTTATAATCAAACCAGCTTTTGCCCATGCCGACAATAGCTACAGTCTTGCCCTCAAGCTTCTTAATTGGCTCCATTTTTTTCTCTCCTTATGTAACCGGTAATCTTAATGAGTCGTATCTATATTCGTCTCTTCTACCTCTTGCTTCTGCTTTGTTTTTAAGTCTAGAAATTTCTTGTTGAAACCTAGACTCGTATAAATTCATCATATCAGCATCACCTTTCATAAAGGTATATGCTTCTACTAAACATCCATACAACAATCCATTTCTTGCATGTTCTGATATCCAGGTTCCAGTGGTATCCGTAACCAATGAATTTGGTTTATACAAGTAATGTAATTCAACTTCATAATTTTGATCTGGGACTGGGGCTATTATAATGGTGGATTCTTTTGTGCCAGTATGTAAATCTTTATCAAAGTCAGCATAGTAATATGGCAATCCATAATCAGCAGTGTCTGTTGGATCTGGACAATACTCTTGCATAAAACTAGTATGTTTTTTATCTAAAAAAGTATAGTCTCCATTAGTGTTTATAACAGCCAAAGAAAAAGATAATTCAAAATCATTAGGAGTTGTTAAAAATCTAGAACCTGTAGTAACTAGTCCTTTCACATTTTTTCTAAAATAATCAAACTGAACAAGTTCAAATATTCTTTCTTCTGTATTTTTTATTATATCGTCTAATGTATTTACAAAAGTAGCTTCTGTATTTTCAGTATAATCTTGAATTAGTGTTTTAAGTTCTGATAATGTTATAGGACTACTCATATTAAGTATTTATTTGGCCACCCATGCCTGCGTGATTAGTACAATAATAATAAAGCGTAGGAGCCCCACTTGCAACTTCTATCTGAGTGTAAGCACCTGAATTACCAGGAGTTCCGACAACCGTAACTCCAGTTGTGTATTCAACTCCACCTGAATGAGTGCCTCCAGACGTTGTCGAAAATCTTAATGGATGATTATTATTTGTGCTATCTGACTGGTCAAATTTATAAGTTTGACCTTCTGTTAAACTAAGTGTTGGAGCTCTTGAGCCATCAATATAAAAATAATTAGATCCATAATAACTTGCTACCGTCACTGTATAAGTTGTAACAGATGGGCTTGGAGTTGGTGCTGGAGTTGGTGCTGGAGTTGGAGATGGTGTTGGAGTTACAGATCCATCTACAGAAACAGTTACGCTACCAACTTCCCCATCAAGCCTAGATAAAGAAAAGTTTGATCCTATAATATCTGAGTTTATGTAATGCTGATTATTTATGTTTGAATAAACAACAACAACATAACCTTCTCCTGCTTCTACATCATTGTTTGGCCTGGGTTCGTATAAAGCCTCTGGATCAATTACATGTGGTAATGGTTCTAATTGTGGGTGTTTTGGTTCGTAACAACTAGGACAGGTTTTTAACCCATTCCATTCTTCTTTTAACTTTAAAAGTTTGTATTCAAAACCACACCTATCGCATATTCCTTTGGCATATTTAGCTGAAGCGTATGCCATATTAGTATCCTTGTCTTAAATAAGGCGCAATCCTAAAAGAAGCTCTATCTTCATCTTGAGACAATGCTCTTTCAAACTCATCTTCATACATCTGTTTTAACATGACAGATCTATCAGGAGCTCTTTTTATAGATATGTAATATGCAAGACCTGCTGCAAAACATGGATAAAATCTGAATGGCATGTCCATAGTATTTTTAGCTTTATCAGCATCAAACATTCTTACTATTTTATTAAACACTAATATATCTGTACTGTTCTCAGGAGATGGCCATATTTTTAATACAGGAGTATTTGATTTATCAAGAAAAAATTGAGATGGCCTAGATTTTGTTGATTTAGTTGGAATGTTTAAATATTCACTTCTACTAATTCTAGACATTTGTAAATCTAAGTCTGTCCCATTGGTGTTTCTTCTTATTGAACAATCTAGTATGTCTATAATATTAGCGTTCAAAGTATAATCATTTTGACCTTCAGTAACAGTTTGAGTTGCTTGTTCTATGGTCCATTGATTTAGCCCCCGGTTAGCCCATTCAGCAAGCATCAAGTTAATAGATCTTCTTGCAGTTTTTAGATCATAACCAGTTCTAAGTTCTAGGCCGCATCTTTCAAATGCTTCTTCAACAAACTCAGCTACATTTGGTTCAAAATCTGTGCTTCCAGAAGTAGACATTATTTTTTCTTCTTATTCTTCTTTAATGATCTTTCAATCTGCGCAGCCTGTTTTGCGTGTAATTTAGAAGCTCCTTTAAGCTCTTTAATTAATTTCTTTTTTTGTGCAATCGATAGTTCTGCCATCATTCATCCTCGTTATATAGGTTATCAAAAACCCTGTTAACATCTAAAGTATAGT